AAAGTGTACGAAAAAATAATAAAAGATTTAGAGAAACAGGCGCGGCGGCAAGAACAGCAAGCGCGGGCGTCAATAGATTAGGGGCGGCAGTAAGAAAACTACTAATTGGTTTTTCTTTATTCAAAACAGCTTCTTTTGTTATTTTTAATACGCAACAAATAGAAAGTCAAAGAAAAAGCCTAGAAGTTCTTACAGGTTCGCTTGAAGATACAAATGAAATTATTGCTGAAATTCAGGCTTTTGGTGCTGTAACGCCTTTTAAAAGTTCTGATTTAATAGAAACAACAAAACGATTAAAAGCGTTTGGATTTGAAACAGAAGAACTTGTTGATGTTACAAAAAGGCTTGCTGATGTTGCGGGTGCTACAGGAGCCGATCTTGGCGGTATCGCAACAGCCTTTGGACAAATACAGGCTAAGGGTAGATTGCAAGGGGAAGAATTACTACAGCTACAGGAAAGAGGTGTAAGCCTACAAGACGAATTGCAAAAAATGTATGGCTTTACAGCGGATGAATTTAGAAAAGCGTTAGAAGGCGGCAGAATAAGCGCTGATGCTGTAAATTTAGCTCTACAACGAATAACAGATGCGGGTGGTAAATATGCAAACGGCGCTATTGCTCAAAGTACTACTTTAGCGGGTAAATTTAGCACCCTTGTTGATGGTGTTGAAACTTTGGCGCGAGCTTTTGGAGAAGTTCTTGACCCTGTTTTAAAGGGTGTTTTAAATAATGCAATTACAGTTATAAATACAATAAATAAAGCAATAAATCTTGGAAAAATACAAACTGGCTTGGGTCTTGATAAAGCTGCAAGAAAAAGAATTTTAGATCAGGCAAAAATTGAAGCTGCTGAAATAGTAAATCTTAGAAATATTAAAGACCCATTTGAAAGAAATGCTGTTTTTCAACAGTTAGTTGCAGAAAGAGAACTTGATTTGACAAAGAAATTTGGTTTTCAAACTGGACAATTACAAGTTGAGATTGACGCGCCACAGACTCAAGACATAACAGTTCCAAAATTACTAAAACAAACAAAAACAGAAACAAGTGAAATTGATAAACAAGTACAAGCAATTGAAAGAAAAAATGAATTATTGACAGCAAGGCTTGATGGAAACGAAAAAGAAATAGAACAAAAACATAAAGAAATGGATTTAATTGCAGAAATCGGGATTTTTGAGGCCGCAGAAATTTTCAAATTACAGGATAAAACAAGAAAATTAGAAGAACAAAATAGGATTCTTGATCGACAAAAAGAATTGTTCACACAAATTGGAGATAATATTGCAACAGGTATAACTGATGCTTTAGTTGGTGCTATTGAAGGAACAAGAAGTCTTGGCGAAGCCGCGAAAGCGATTGTTAATGATCTTGCATCATCTTTGTTAAGACTTGGGGTAAATACTTTATTAAAAAGAACAGGAATTGGATTGTTTGCAAATCTACCGGGGCTTGCAAATGGTGGTTCAGCGCAGGCAGGCCGTAGTTATTTAGTAGGAGAAAGAGGGCCGGAGATATTTACACCAAAGGCAAGCGGAACAGTTATTCCCAATAATCAGATTGGCGGCGCAGGCGGTGGAATCGTCAATAATATAAATGTAAATGTTTCGGCTGAAGGTATGCAATCAGATGCAAATGAAAATCGCGGAAAAGAACTTGGCGTTGCTCTTGCTTCAGCGATACAATCAGAATTAATAAAACAAAAAAGGCCGGGAGGTTTACTAGCAACTTAAAATGGCAACCTTTCCAAGCATTACACCCACATATCAAGGTTTTTCAAAAAAATCTGCGCCCGCTGTTCGCACAGTAAGGTTTGCAGATGGATTTGAACAAAGAATATTTTTTGGACTAGCAAGAAATCAAAACCCCAAAGTTTATAATGTAAGTTTTGAATTAAGCGAAACAGAATCAGATGTTGTCGAAGCGTTTCTTGATAGTCGCGCAAGAGATCAAGAAAGTTTTACATTTACACCGCCGGGCGAAGGCTTCACAAAAACAGGCACTTATGTTCAATCAGGTACCACAATAACGATTACGATTTCAAATCATGGCGTTGCTGTTGGTGATGTTTTGACAATTGATTTTACTTCTGGAACAGCCGTTGACGGTGTTTTTGTTGTGGTTACTGCTACTGATAGCAATACTTTTACAATTACCGCTGCCGCAAGTTTAAGCACAAATGGAAATGTTTCTATAACACTTTCAGGTGCAAAATTATTTGTTTGTGAAGGTTGGAACAAAAGTATTCCTTATAACAACAGGGCATCAATCAGCGCAACATTTAGAGAGGTATTTGAACCGTGAGTACAGATAAGATTGTTAGTGATTTACAAAAAATCAATCCGTCAGCGGTTATTGAACTTTTTACTTTGACACTTGATAATTCATTACATGGCGCGACAACGACTTATCGTTTTCATGCGGGAACAAGTTTAAAAGAAAACGGCGAAATTATTTGGAACGGTCAAGCATACACAAGATTTCCTGTGCAGGCTGAAGGGTTTCAGTATGGAAAAGGTCAACTTCCTCGTCCAACAATTACATTTTCAAATGCTTTTGGTACACTTTCTTCAATATTACTTCAAGTTAACGAATTAACTACGGGAAATGATTTGACAGGGGCAACTGTAGAAAGAATAAGAACACAGGCAAAGTTTCTTGATGCTGCAAATTTTCCACAACAAAAAACATCTGTAACAACACTTACACCAGACCCAAATGATGCGGAAACTGTCATTTTTCCAGTTACAGTAGTAAATGTAGGAGGAGTAAATATTTTTGCAATAAATGGTTTAAACAATCCTGTTTTAACTATGAAAAGAGCTTCTACTTATATTTTTGACCAATCAGATAGTTCAAATACTGGACACCCTTTAGCAATAAAATCTGACGCTGGAGGTGCTCAAGGAACAACAGTTGTAGGTGTAGCTGGAAATGCAGGAGCAACAGTCACATATCAACCAGCTTATCCCTCTGCACCAAATGATTTGAGATATTATTGCACAGTTCATGGCAATACAATCACAATGAACGACCCCGCCACAACATCTTCAACTGCTTTTACAAATTCAATACAAGTCAATCCCTTTGGTACACCTGACCCAACGGCAGAATTTAAACGTGAGATTTATATTATTGATAGAAAATCAGCGGAAAATCGAACTGTTGTATCTTTTGAACTTGCCGCTGTTTTTGATATGGCAGGGGTTAGAGCGCCTAAGCGACAATGTACACGCAAAGAATTTCCAAGTATAGGTTTAATTGTTGGATGACTTGGAGGGCTGACGCGTTGCTTCATGCCAAAGAACAAGACCCGAAAGAATCTTGCGGTCTTTTATTAAACATACGCGGAAAAGAGAAATATTTTCCTTGTCAAAATTTGGCAATAACTTCGCATCAATGTTTCATAATGAATCCAGAAGATTTTGTTGCGGGAGATTCTCTTGGAGAAATTATTGGAATAATTCATTCACACCCAACAACACCGCCTGTTGCTTCAGAAGCCGATAAAATAAGCTGTGAGCAATCAAATTTGCCTTGGTATATTGTCAACCCTAAAACTGAAACATGGGGCGAATATGCGCCTTCTGGATACAAGCCAGATATTATCGGTTTGCCTTGGGTTTGGGGTGTGTCGGATTGTTGGTCACTTGTTCGAAGATATTACAAAGAAAAATTAAATATTGAGCTTAGAGATTGGGAAAGGCCAACGACACCTGAAGAATTTGAAGAAAATCCAATGTTTGAAAGTTGCGCATGGCGAACAGGATTTCGTGAATTAAGAAACGAAGAAAAACTAAAAAATAACGATTTATTATTTATGTCAATCGGGGCTGTCGGATTGAATCATGTGGCGATTTTTGTAGATGGCGATGTAATACATCATTTAAGAGATAGACTATCTTGTAAAGAACCTTACAACCCTTGGTTGTTAAAATGCACAGGAATGAGGTTGCGTTATGCTTCGCAAAATTAAGTTATATGGAGAACTGGCTAAACAAGTCGGTCATAAAGAATTTGAAGACATAAATGTTGCAAATGTAGCGGAAGCTGTAAGTTTTCTAATAAATAATTTTCCGCAACTGGAAAGTCATATGGCGAATAGATATTATAAAGTCATAACTAATGAGGAAGAGATTGGTGCGGACGAGCTTCACAATCCTGTTGGTAAATCAGATATATCTTTTGTACCTGTTATTTCAGGTTCGGGGGGTAATTTCGGAAAAGTGCTTCTTGGAGTGGCCTTGATCGGTTTATCATTTACGCCAATGGGTGCGGGTCTTTTCGCAGGCGGTTCAGGTGCGGGATTGGCAGGCGGAGGTGGTTTAATGGGTGCTACAGGTTTATATGCGGCAGGGGCATATGGTTCGGCGGCTCTTGGCCTTATTGGTGCAAGTTTAGTTCTTAGCGGCGTAAGTGGTATGCTTTTTCCTACACCAAAAACGCCTGAATTTTCAAGTGAACAAGACCCGCGTTTGTCGTTTAGCTTTTCAGGGACGCAACAAACAAGCCGGGCCGGAACGCCCGTCCCAATTGTATATGGCGAAATTTTTACAGGTTCAGTCGTGATTTCTGGCGGTATTGATACGGAGCAGGTTCAGGGATGACTGATAAAAGAAAAATTATTCGTGGTTCAGGTGGTAGAGGTTCGCCGCCGCCCCCAAGACAACCAACAAGAACCCCTGATACGCTTCACAGTAAGCAATTTGCAACTTTTCTTGATCTCATATCGGAAGGAGAAATTGAAGGTTCTGCAACCGCTTCAAAGGAAGGTATAACAGACCGCACTTCGGCGGCATATACAAACGCTTATCTTAAAGACGTCTTTTTAAACGATACCCCTGTTTTAAAAGCATCTGCAAATTCATCAAGTCCCGCTAATACAGATTTTAATTTTCAAAATGTTACTTTTACGCCGCGTTTTGGAACTGCAAATCAGACAAAAGTTGATGGCATTGAAAGTTCTTCTTCAATAACACCTGTCGGCGTAACTGTAACAGCATCTTCGCCAGTAACAAGACAGATTACAAATACAAATGTTGATCGAATAAAAGTAACTGTAAATTTTCCACAGATACAAAAAGCAACAACTGAAGGCGATCTTTTAGGTTCTACTGTTCAGTTAAAAGTTGCTGTTCAATATAATTCAGGAGGTTTTACAGATGTTATTACAGATACGATTACAGGTCGAACCGCTGACGCTTATCAAAAAGATTATTCAGTAAAAATCACAGGTTCTTTTCCTGTTGATATAAGAGTTATAAGAGTTACGGCAGATTCGACAGATTCTTCTTTGATAGATTCTTTTCAATTTGCTAGTTTTGCAGAAATAATTGACGATGCAAGTACTTATGCAAACTCAGCATATAACGCAATAAGGCTTGATTCTCAACAGTTCAGTTCTATCCCCCGCAGGAAATTTCGTATTCGTGGTATCAAAGTAAGGATTCCGGGCGCGGGCGCATCAGGTTCAGGAACCCCAACTGTTGATTCTGCAACAGGTCGGATTGTTTACCCAGATGGATATATTTTCAATGGAGTTATGGGTTCAGCGGTTTGGACTTCGTGTCCAAGTATGGTGTTACTCGACCTTCTCACGACTGAGAGGTACGGATTTGGCACACATATTGCAGATTCAAACCTTGATTTATTTTCTTTTGTAACCGCATCAAAATTTGCAAATACTCTTGTTGATGATGGCTTTGGCGGACAGGAGGCTCGTTTCTCATGTAACGTAAATATTCAATCTTCTAGTTCTGCATTTGATTTGATAAATGAACTTGCGGGTGTCATGCGTTGTATGCCGATCTGGTCAACCGGCAGTATTTTACTTGCTCAAGATTCTCCCAAGGATTCTTCGTTTCTTTTCTCACTTGCCAATATTTCAAGTGATGGTTTCAATTATTCTGGTTCAAGTTTAAAGCAAAGACATTCTGTAATTTCTGTTAGTTATTACAATATGGATTCGCAAGACATAGATTATGAAGTTTTTGAAAATACTACATTATCAGCAAAAATTGGAACTGTTGTTAAGCAAGTAAAAGGATTTGCGTGTACATCGCGGGGTCAAGCGCTCAGATTGGCAAAGGCGATTGCATTTTCGGAAGCAAATGAATCTGAATTGGTAACATTTACGACATCAATGGAAGGTGGCTTAATGTGTAGGCCGGGCGCTGTTATTAGTATCAATGACCCTGTTCGCGCAGGCGTCAGAAGATCAGGAAGATTAAAAAGCGTTACTTCAACAACAGTTGTTACAGTTGACGATACTGAAAACACAGATTTACCTACAACAAATAGCCCAACTTTATCTTTAATTTTGCCAGATGGTTCTGTCGAAACAAAAAATATTTCATCAATTTCAAATGGAGTCATTACTGTTTCTGCGGCATTTAGTCAGACGCCGAATACAAACACAATATATTTAATTCAAAATTCCACAGTACAGGCGCAAAAATTTAGAGTCATAACTGTTGAAGAAACAGATTCAATAAATTATACGATTACAGCTTTATCTTACATAGACACAAAATATGCCTTTATTGAAGATGGTGAAGCATTACCCGTAAGAAATGTTTCTTTACTAAATGAACTGACAAATCCGCCAACTGGATTAACCGCTGTTGAAACAATAGTTCCAATCAATAATCAAGCTGTTTCAAAAATTGTTATTAGTTGGCAACCAATTAACGGAGTTATTGAATATCAAATTAATTATCGTTATCAAAATGGAAACTATGTTACCGAAAGAGTTTCAAGACCTGATTTTGAAATATTAAATAGTCAACTCGGAACTTATGAAATTCAAGTATTTAGCTATAACGTACAAGGACAACTTTCAGCAACTTCAACTGATTTAACTTTTGAAGCTGTAGGCAAAACTGCACTTCCACAAGATGTAGCAAATTTAGTTCTTGAACCTGTATCAGATCAATTTGTACGACTACGTTTTGATAAAGCAACAGATATTGACGTTTTGCACGGGGGGTCTGTGGTGTGCAGGCACAGCAATCTAGTAGACGGAACTGGTTCTTTTACTAAGGCTGTCGATCTTATCCCCGCAAAATCAGGTGCAACTACTGAAATTTTGGTGCCAGCGATTGAAGGGGAGGTAATTTTAAAATTTCGTGATGATGGCGGGAGATTGAGTGCTGGCGAAACTTCTGTAATTATTAATGTTCCAGACCCATTTCCAAAGTTAACTGTAATAACAGATAGAGAAGATACAGATGCAACACCTTTTAATGGAACAAAAAATAACACACATTTTGATTCTGTACTAAATGGTTTAGTTCTGGGAAGTGCAATTCAATTAGATGATATTACGGATTTTGATTCAATTGTTAGCTTTGATAGTTTAGGTATCACAAGTCAGACTTTTGGCACTTATGATTTTGCAAATAAATTAGATTTAGGAGGTAAACAGCCTTTACGTTTGACTAGGCATATTGTCTCGCAAGGCTTTTATCCGAGCGATCTGTTTGACGATAGAACTGCATTAATTGATACTTGGACAGATTTTGATGGAGCGAAAGCAGAAGATGTTAATGGAAAATTACTTGTTTCAACAAGTGATTCGGCTGCAACAACTTCAGTTTCAGCGACTTATGTACAATCTGCGACAACCATAACAATTACAAAAACAAGTCATGGATATTCTGTCGGAAGCAATGTTGAAATAACTTTTTCAACGGGAACCGCTATTTCTGGTAATTATGAAATTATATCTGTACCGAGTGCAAACACGTTTACAGTTACATCTTTAACTAGTGCTTCTACAAGTGGAAATTGTACATATTCAGCTGAATTTTCAAAATTTAGTACTCTTGCCAATGGTACTTTTATTGGTAGAACATTTAGGTTTAGAGCAGAATTGTCAACAGATGACCCAGCACAAAGTATTGAACTAGAAGAATTAGGTTACACAGCCCAATTAGAAAGTAGAACTGAAACTGTCAATTCTGTCATTGCTTCTGGTACTTCCAGCAAAGCGGTAAGCTTTTCTCACGCTTTCTTTACAGGGGCTTCTGGAACGAGTGTTGCCGCTGGCTCTGCTCTGCCTTCGATAGGTATAACAATAGAAAATGCTTCGGGCGGAGACTTTTTTACTTTGTCTAGTATTTCTGGGACAGGATTTACAATTAATGTAAAAAATAGAGATACATCTGGAAATGAAACTTTTGTTAATAGAAATTTCAAATATACTGCAACGGGTTTTGGGCGTGGTAGTTAGTGTTGAATTAGGATATACTTAAATAAAAAATTAAGTTAAGTAATGGCTACACATGATTATGTAATAGACAATGCCTCTGGTAGTGCTGTCAGAACGGACTTAAATAATGTATTGCAAGCAGTATTAACAAATAACAGTTCTAGCTCTGCGCCAAGTACGACAGCGGCCTATATGTTATGGGCGGATACAAGTAATAATATTTTGAAGATGAGAAATAGTGCTGATAATGCTTGGATAAATCTGTTTACATTATCAGGTGGAGTTGATGTTGACGCTGCGAGTAATTTTGCTTCTACCGTTGTGTTTACTGATGATGTAACTTTTGATGGTGCTACTGCTGGAAGAGATATACAATTTGACAGATCAGATAATGCACTTGAGTTTTTAGATAATGCAAAGGCAACTTTCGGGTCAGGTGCAGATTTAGAAATCTATCACGATGGTACAGAGAACAGGGTTGCAAGTGCTTCTGGAGTAAATCATAGAATTACAACAGATCAGTTAATAGTTAACAATGCAGCTAATAACGAAGAAATGTTTAAGGCTATTGGTAATGGAGCTTGTGAACTCTATTTTGATGCAGCAAAGAAGGCAGAAACAGTAACGGGTGGCTTTACAGTTACAGGAACTTGTACTGCAACAGCTTTTGCTGGTGATGGCTCTGCTTTAACTGGTGTTGGTGGCGGCGTAACAAGTGACTCACAGGGTAATACCATTGCTGGAACGGATGCTGGTGCAAGTTTTAGCGGAACAAGTCCAGAAAATAATACTTTATTCGGAAAAAATGCTGGAACGGCAGTTACGACAGGCGATTCTAATGTGGCAGTAGGTACTAACGCATTTGCAAATGCTACTACTCAATCATTAAATGTTGCAGTTGGTTTAGAATCTGGAAGGTATATAACATCACAAGAAAATACTTGCGTAGGAGCAGCGGCAGGGAGATATTTAGGAACTGGCGGCAAGAACGTAGCTATAGGTAGATCAGCAATGCACAGTACCTTAAGTGGTTCAACTGGTCAAGGTACAGGAGAAAAAAATGTAGCAGTAGGCTTTGGTACTTTATTTTCACTTACTTCGGGAAGTTCCAATGTGATTATTGGAGATGAAGCTGGAAAAGATTTAACTTCTGCAAGTTTTTCTGTTGGAATAGGTCATGAAGCACTATCAAGTATCACTACTACAGGTGCAAATGTAGCTGTTGGACATAATGCTGGAAAATCACTCACAAGTGGTTATGGATGTATTTATATAGGTGAAGGTTGCGGTGATTTAGCAACTACAGGATATTACAATACAGCCGTGGGAAGAGATGCTTTGGGGTCAATGACTACGGCGGTTCAGAATCATGCGTTTGGAACTAATGCTCTTCTAAATGTCACGACAGGAAATCATAACGTGGCAATGGGTACGAGTGCAGGCCAATCAATCACTACGGGAAATGGAAATGTCTGCATTGGAAATGCTGCCGGCGTTAATAGAACAACAGGTTCGGACTTAACTGCTATAGGAAATAGTACATCTTTTAAAAACGAAACCGCAGGGCAAAATACGGCTGTTGGAGGTGCTGCTCTGTACATGAATGTCTCGGGTAACAACAATACGGCAATGGGAACTAATGCTTTATATTCTTGTACTGGTGGGAATAATACAGCCGTGGGTCGCTATGCAAATATGCTACTCACTACAGCAAATGCCAATCAATCGTTTGGCTATAACGCTGGTTATCATACAACGACAGGTGATGGAAATATAAACCTTGGTGGACAACCATCTACTGCAACAGCAAGTTATCAGATTACTTTAGGAACAACCTCTCACAGTAATTTACGTTGTAATGACACTTCGATTAGTTCTTTATCTGATAGAAGAGATAAGACAGATATTGTTGATTTACCTATAGGTTTAGACTTTTTAAATACTCTAAAACCTCGTAAGTTTAAGTGGAAAACTAGAGATGGAAATATTAAAGATAATTCTATCAGAGCTGGTTTTAT